GGCGTGCTGCCGACCATGCGTATCCTGCATCGCGGGCAAATCTTCACAATCATCGGTCAGCCGCTCCCGGACAGAAACTCGGGCCTGGAGTACCTGACCCTTGTTGTCGCTACGGGGGTGAATGATGGCTGACGGCATGCACTTCAATATTCAGGGGCTCAATGGAGTGGTCGACAAAATGCGCACCCTGGGCCCACGGCTGCAAAAGAAAGGTTTGCGCAAAGCGGCGCGGGCAGCGATGAACATCGTGCGTGACGCCGCGAAAGCCAACGCCAAGGCCATCGACGATCCGGCCACCAAAGAGAAGGTGTTCCGCAACCTGATCACCCAGGAGTCGAGCAAGCAGTCCAAACGCGAAGGCGGGGTGGTGATGCGGGTCGGTGTGCGCGGCGGCTCGGGCTCAAATCAGCACAGCAAGGACGCCTCCGGCAACCCGGGCGGCGACACCCGGCACTGGCGTTATATCGAGTTCGGTACCGAGCACAATCCGGCGGCGCCATTTATGCGCCCGGCGTTTTCCAGCAACGTGCAGGCGGTCACCGATCGCTTTGTCGCGGTGCTGAACACTGAAATCAACGCTTTGCTGGGGGCTCGCTGATGTACGCGCCGATATTCGCCGTGTGCGCCGCGGACCCGGCGGTTACGGCCTTGCTGGGCGTTTCGCCCGTGCGCATCTATCCCTTTGGCGAAGCCCCCGAAGGTGTCGCCAAGCCCTATGCGGTATGGCAGACGGTCGGCGGAAACCCTGAAAATTATCTGGCTCACCGCCCGGACATCGACGGTTTTAGTCTGCAAATCGATGTTTACGGGCTCTCCGTGACACAGGCCCGTGATGTTGCCAAAGCCATTAGAAACGCTATTGAACTCAAGGCCAATATTGCGCGCTGGGGCGGCGACTCACACGACCCGGCGACCAAGACCTACCGCTACAGCTTCGATGTGGACTGGCTGGTACCGCGCTAAACCAACACCGCCCCCCCAGCCCGCCTTGAGCGGGCTTTTTCGTTTAAAGGAGACACCCATGTCCGTTCTCACACAGGGCACGCAGGCCTACATCCTCGTGCAGGCCTTGCCCGGTACCGGCCCGTTGACCGTCATGGAGGTGGAGTGCATCACCACCTTCGACCCGGCGGGCTCACCGGCAGACCAGATCGAAGACACATGCCTCAGTGATAAAGATCGCCGTTACAAGAAGGGTTTGCGCACGCCCGGCCAGGCATCCATTGGCCTCAACGCTGACCCCACCAATGCAAGCCATGTCCGCGTGCATCAGCTTTCCGAAGCGGATGACGAGGACAACATCAAGTGGGCCATTGGCTGGGCCGATGGGGATGCACCTCCGACCTTGAATGAGGCAGGTGACGATTTTGAATTCCCGAAGACGCGCACCTGGTGTGCCTTTGAGGGTTATGTGGCCGACTTCCCGTTCTCTTTCGCGGCAAACGCAGTGGTTGCATCGACCGTTTCCATCCAGCGTTCGGGCGGCCTCGCCTGGATTCGCAAAACCATCTAAGGGCTTTCCATGAACCTCAAGCAACTCAAAGCCAAAGGCGGCATCGTCGACGGAGCGCTGGTTAAAAAAGAAGTCACCTGGGTCCACGCCGACCCGGCCACCGGCAAGGACGTGACTGATAAATTCAACGTGCATATCCGCCGCCAGTCGTTCGGTGTCATCGAACGCCTATTTGCCCCGGACGAAGCCGAGCAAAGCCGCAACGCCAAATACATCGCGGCCAGCGTGTTCCTGGGTGAAGAGGGTGCTGAAGCGCTTAGCTACGAAGATGCCTTCAGCTTGGAGTCGTCCCTGGGCTTTGCCATCCTCACCGCGGTCAATGAAGCCAACGGCACCGGGAAGGATCAAGCAAAAAACTAAGCGCCTCCGATGAGTTCTGGCACGAACTGGTGCTGAACCGCATCGGAGGCAGCACCATTGCCGAAGCCAAGGAGCGGCTGACACACCGCGAAGTGCTGGACTGGATCGCTTATCGAGAAAAGTACGGCACTCTGGATCAAAACCGGCGCCTGGAGCGTCACTTCGCGTTGCTCACTCACCTGACCAGCAGGGTGGCCGGCGGGAAAATGGATCTGAGCGATTTCATGGTTTACAGCCAGGCGCAGGCAACGATCAGCCTGGAAGAGGCTATGGCTACGTGGCAGTGAGTGGCATGCGCTTGGGTCCTTTTTCTCCCGTTGATTCTCTGTGGTAACTCTGGTTAATCCGCAAGCTATGGCCTGTGTCTCATTAGCCGGTGCTATTGTTAAGCCATCAATCAAGGAGGGCGTATGGCGACAGTTAAAGTTGAAGCTGGTGATATTGATAAAGGTGCCTGGCAGTATTCCGGCATGTTTGGGACGTCGATTCTGACCCGGGCAAGCACCAAGGATCATCCTTGGAAAGGAGAGACCATCAACCTTGGGCTGGAGCTTGAGAGAACCGAGTTACTCGATGAGGAAAAGGTCAAGAAACTTGCAGGCACAGCCGGTTGGGGTGTGGCAGGGGCCGTTTTGCTGGGCCCGATCGGGGCAATTGGCGGGATGTTGCTTGGCGGCAACAAGAAGGAAGTAGCTTTTGCTGCTTACTTGAAGGATGGCCGGAAATTCATGGCTACAACTGATGGTGGTACATGGAAGAAGTTGATGGCGATCACTTTTTGATTCGTTGTTGAAGTATGGCCCGCTCCGGCGGGTTTTTTTCGCCTGGAGAAAATCAAATGGCCTCGCGCTCACTTGGAACCCTGACGCTCGATCTCATTGCGCGTATTGGCGGTTTTGAACAAGGAATGGATCGCGCCGCCCGAACGGCAACAAACCGCATGGGCCAAATCGAGCGGTCGACCCAAAGCGCGAGCAGCCAGATTGTCAGCTCGCTTAAATCAATTGGTGTGGCTGCTGTTGGGTACTTGGGCACACGCGAACTCATTGCCTACGCTGAAACATGGACCTCCGTTCAGAACCGGCTAAAGCAAGTGACCGTGAGCCAGCAAGAGCTGGCTAAGGTCTCTCAAGAGGTTTTTGAGGTAGCGCAGCGATCGCAGGCGGCGCTTGAGCCTACGGCAGAGCTCTACCAGCGAATCGCTTCAACCACTTCCGCTCTGGGCGTGAGCCAGACGGAGATGATCCAGGTTACTGAGTCCATCAGTAAGGCAATGTCGGCCAGCGGCGTGTCTGCCGGTGCCGCAGCCGGGGCGCTGGTCCAGCTTGGGCAAGCCTTTGCTTCTGGTGTACTGCGCGGGCAGGAACTGAACTCGGTGCTCGAGCAGGCGCCCGGCCTCGCCCGCTCAATTGCTGACGGTCTGGGGGTAGCAGTAGGAGACCTGAGAAAGCTCGGCGAAACAGGATCAATTACATCCGAAAAACTGTTTCGGGCCATTCTTAGCCAAACCCAGTCAATTGATGACCAGTTTGCCCGGGCGCAAACCACTATCAGCGGTGCGTTTACTGTTCTTGAAAACAGCGCAACACGGGCTATCGGTACGCTAGACAACACCTTGGGCGTGTCCCGGGCTTTTGTGACGGCAGTGCTGGATTTATCTGCGGCCCTGGACTCTGGGAAGCTTCAAACCTTTACCCGGATTCTGGAAGCCGGGCTGTTGGTCGTTTTGGGAAGAACAGCGGGAGCGCTGATCAGCAACGCCTATGCAATGGGCGTCAACATCAAGGCATCCTCCGAGCTTGCACTGGCAAACTCTGTCGCCACGGCGGGTGAAGTGCGCAGGCTTGAGGCTGTAAAGGCAGGTGTTGTTGCAGATTTGGCGAGGGCGCGAAGCTCCGTTGCCAGTGCTGAGGCGTCGGTGCTTGCGTCGCGCCAAGTGCAGACGGCTGATTTGGCGCGTCTGCAAACTGTTCGGCAGGCATTAGTAGCCGAACTTGAGCTTGAACAGCAGCGCCTACGCGCACAAATCTCTGATATTGGCCGGCAGCAATCGGTCGCCCGGATGGCCGAGCTACGATTGGCAGAAACGGCGATCATTCGGCAGCTTACCGCCGCCGAGGCGCAGTTGACGGCAACCACCATTGCCGGTTCTGCGGCCGTCACTGCATCTCTGGCACAACGCACCGTTGCGACTGAAGCGCTTGCCGTGGTCAATGGTCAACTGGCAGTTGCACAAGTGGCCGCAACATCAACAATGGCCGCATGGGCCGCCAGTAGCACTGCTCTTGGCGCAGCTTTTGCGATGGCTGCAAAAGCAGGCCGCACTTTGCTTTCTCTGGCCGCTGGCTGGCCTGGACTGATTATCACTGTGGGCCTTATCGCCTATTCGTTTTTGGACTTTGGCGACAAAGCTGAAGAAGGTACAAGCAAGGCTGCAAACGCATTTGATGATG